TGATAACATTGCCGCTGATTCTAGTGATATGTTATTAAAAGTCGCTGCTGAGGCCACTGGCTCAGTTACCGCATCAACTCAATTTAACCGTGACGCATTCACCGAAGCCGCTTATACAATGGGCGATATGGCTACTGATTTGCAAGCAATCGCTGTGCATAGCCGCATCATGGCGCAAATGGTTAAGAATGATGACATTGTTTACATTCCAGATTCACAAGGTATGTTAACCATCCCGACTTACATGGGATTGCGTGTTATTGTTGACGATGGCATGACGGTTCGCGCTGGTACTACTTCTGGCTTCGTGTATACCTCTGTATTGTTTGGTGCTGGTGCATTTGGTTATGGTGAGGGCTCTGCTAAAGTTCCAGTAGCGCTTGACCGCGAAGAAGCCAAGGGTAACGGCGGCGGTATCGAGACATTATGGGAGCGTAAAACGTGGTTATTACATCCGTTTGGCTATCAAGCAACTGGTACTCCTTCTGGCGTTTCGTTCACTACTACAGAGCTTGCAGCCGCAACTAGCTGGAGTCGTGTTGTAGAGCGCAAGAACGTGCCGATAGCTTTTCTCCAAACCAATTAGACAACAAGCGCCCTTGATTGGGCGCTATTTTTTGAGGTGTAAAATGGCTAAAGCTAAAACAGTAGAACCAGAAAAATCAATCGAGCCACAATTAAACGAAGATGGATTAATTGCTGGTCAGGCTGTAGACTTTCAAACTCTTAATCGCATATTAGCGGAGAAAAGAGATGCAAAAACCAAAGAAGATGACGCCGTTTGATTTGATTCTTTACATGCAAAGAATTAAAAAACAACGAGCTAAACGCAAAGAAGCCGAAGCAGTGTAATGTTTACAATACCTGATTTCGGCCCATCTGATTTACTAACTAATCCTGTTGAGAATTTACGCAGGATTAAAACCTCATCACGCTCAAGTATTGACGATGCGTCAATCAATGGTGCTGCTCAATCAATATCACAATTAGTTACTATTGCAAACGGTGATAGCGCAGGCTTTAACCTGTATACAACTGGCGAAACTTTGTTGCAGATGATTGCTTGCGATGGCCTTGACGTAACTGTTTATTCTGAATTTTGCACAGGCGCAATAAAGGCAACTGGTAAATCAAGAAGCCTCAGGATTGGGTCATCATTAGATTACAGTGTGTTTTATAATTATATAGATAATCCAACGGTTAACGATGATGCTTCGTTGAATGCTGCGCGTGGGGCGTTTGACCCAAGCGTTACATTTGGCGCTGACAATGAATGCTCTATTGTTATTAAAAACAACTCAGGCGTTGATTACGTTGGCAGCTTTGCGGCTATATTCGATGTGTTTGTTCCTCCAATCTCAACATATTGGCTACAGGCCGATACAAACTTAATAAGCACATCGGAGATGTCAAATTATGGCTAAAGTTACAATTCCATCAACTGGCTTATGGTCTACCATAGCCAGCTTGTTTAATTCGATGTTTGACGAGATATATGGGCGTACAGGCTGGGCATATTATGCTGACAATCAATACACGTCAGGCGCACCACTTGCTGTGCTTGCAGATACTGATGCATCTCTGCCAAACAATGCAGCTACAGTCATCGAATCGCAGAAGCCGACTGATATAGCGACTTTTTACGATGGCACTGTAATAACTGGCCGTGATGGTGATGATATTATCATATCAATTGACTTTACAATTGAGCCGACAAACGTAGGCACTACGCTAATTGAAGTATGGCTTGATATAACCGGAGGCACTGGCACACCTGTAAGCTTGGCTAATCTCTATCGTCGTGAGTTTGGGTTTGCAAAAGGCGTTGGAATAGCTAGAAAAATATCGTTTTCGCATAGCGGCTATACTTTAAATACATGGGCCGCTAATGGCGCAGTGGTAAAAATAAGAACAAATGGAACCGCTGATATATATGACATCGGTTACATACTAAAAAGAACGCATAAAGCAAGATAAACTGGTCATACCACGCAAAGCCCAAATATGATGTATAGTCTGTTTGGGCTTTTTAATTTGGGGTGATAGAGAATGAATGAAGAACAACCAATGTTAGCAAAAATAACCAAGGGAGAGTGGTGCAATTGGCGTTTTTGGCAGGAGGATAGTTATATTGAGTTTGATGATATATTTTGGATTGATGTCGATCAGTTCAAATTAATACAGAATGGCAGGCTTAAGGATGTAGCAACAATAAAACCATCATCAGCAAAAGAATTCTTGCGGTGTTTTGAAATAGTTAAGGGGAAGTTATGAACAAACAACAAATGATTGATAAGGCGATTGAGGATTTGGGTGGTGATATTTCTAATGTTAAATATGGGGATGATAGGTTCCTATGGTTTGTAGATGAAAGTACATGCTCAGGAATTAAGTATTATCAACTGCTTAGTGGTTGTGAGTATCACGGCGGGCAATACATCTGCACCCGTCAAGAATTTGAAGATAGAGTGAAGGAGTTAGAGAGTATGAAAAAATGGAACGGCGAAGGGTTGCCGCCAGTTGGTGAGGAAATAGAATACACAACGACTAAATACCAATCAGGAAAGCCTGCTATAGAGGTTGGCGAGTGGTATTTCGGAAAAATAATTGCATACCATGATGAATTCGTTTGGACATCCGACAATGGAATTCGCATGCTCAGCGTTACGAAATTCCGGCCAATCCAATCAGAGCGCGACAAGGTTGTTGATAAGGCGTGTGATATCGTAGTTGCGCATATGGGCTATCAATACGAGAAAGACGGCTTGTTAGTTAAATTAATGAATGGACTCTACGACGCCGGAATGTTAATCCTACCAAAATAAACCGCTATACTTTATAATGCCACTATAATTCCAAATTAGGAAAAATAGTGGCAGACTTAATCCAATCAAGCCTTGAAAAAGTCAAAGGCGCAAAAGACCTAATCATAAACTTGTTAGACGATAACGAGACGTTTGCATACAAGCAAGACGCTGACCAAGTAATGATTATTCATAATACCAGTGGCGATACCATCACCCCAATATTGAAAGGAACTGCTGCATCATCTGCTTATAAAGTAGCTGGAATTGGTGAGCTTGATTTAACTGGCGGCTATCAAATCGGTGATATTTTAGATGGTGAATCTGTTATCATACCGCTAGAATCAGTGCGAAAGTGGATAACCGGCATTTCTTCAATTGAAGGGGGCTCAGGCGCTACGTGCATAATTACAACGGATGGCAATCTCGCTATGTACGACTATATCTGGCTGCAAGGTGGTCGTGTAGTTGGCGGCGGCAAAATCACAACAAATTCTATAGTGTGGGGATAATAAAATGGCCATTGGTGTATTAAAAGCTGGTGTAAATTCGCAAGATGTAACGGCGTCAACTGGGACTGATGTTGTTGATACAGTTAATTATGTTTATGGGTACGCTATAGGCGAGGTGATAGCGGGCCTGTCCTCGGAATCTAAATTAGAGTCGATAATTAGAAGTTCGCTAGACGTTGCTAATATTAATGACCGGATCGGCATAGTCGGCGATTCAAGGGGCGCTGATCGACTGCCGTGGGTTATATCTATTTTACTGGGCGGAAGAGGGTACATGCCAATTGGCTATAACCATGCCGTGGGCGGGTGGGAGGCTACCGACATGCTCCCGGATGTCGCAGACGTCAACGCCGACCAATTTGACGTGCTGTTTTTTACTGAGGGTTATAACAGCCTAACAACGGGCGCCGGTGAGACGGGCGCATCACTGTATGAGCAACAGCGAACACTTGTCGACTACTACTTAAACAGTGGTTATACAAAAACAGTGTTTATGTGCCTCAACCCCCCCACGTTCGCGGACGTGTCAGGATACCAACTAACAGAAGCTCAGGATACTCAGCGAAAAATACTAAATAATCTTTGGTTAGCCAATACTGATCCGCGAGTCGTGGTAGAGGACGAGCTGGAGTGGGTCACCTCCGATATGTTCTCTGATGGTCTGCACGACAATATGGCGGGGGCGTGGATAAGGCTTTCGAACTCAGCTTACAAGATACGCGCTCTTTTTGAAAGGTCGCCCGTAATCCGAGATATTTTCACTAGCGATAACATCATTCATACTACGAGCAAAAACCCAGCTCTAGCATTATTAACTGGGGGTAATCTAAACCCAGTGAACGGGGCTAGTGTTACAGGCGATGTCCCGCGCGATTGGCAGGTGGCTGGGGACGGAGCGATTACAGTAGTGAGTGAAATATTGGAGAACCACTTCGGGCTGGGCGTCAATGGCGTAAAACTAACGATCAGTGGCACGCCACTTAACAGCACATCTAATGTTAAATTCAAGCCACAGTACAGCCTAGTATCTGGAGGCTTAATAGGAGAGGGCTTTGAGGCGTTTATAGATTTTGAGCTGCTGGAGGGGGCAACCGGCATAAGCAATATTCAGACAGTAGCAACAACACTTGGCAGCCCTTTAGATCATAGATTGGAAGAATTCACAACAGAGAAAGGCGTGGCTCCGGCGATGTCAGGTACGTTGCGCAGCAGACAAACGAGCGTTCTAGCTGTGGATACCGCTAACATTCCTTTAGAGTGGCGCATACGCTTTCGGCAGGGCGTTGCAATAAATGTTGAGATTATTTTTGGCAGGCCGGTATTTAGAAAAACTGCTGCTATTTAAGCTTAATACAGCTATTCCAATAGCGCCATAACAGTCTAATCTAACGCATATTAGGATAACCTCATGCCAACACTAAAAACCGATTCATACACAACCGAGGTAGAGTATCAAGCATACTCTGACGCTCGCGGGATAACCGTTAATGCTGACACGATTGATGCTGATTTGGTATTGTCTGCTGATTTTATCAACACGTATTACAATCTTGCAGACGAATACAAGTTACCC